TCATGGCATGTTCGCATTCTGTTCGGGCTGTTCAGTGGGTGTGTACGAGAGCAGCTCTCCAGGTGTGCAGCCCAGTGCGAGGCAGATTTTGTCGATTGTCCGGAGCCCTGCATTGTACGAGCGTCGTGCGCCGATGGACTCCAGAGTGCTTCTTGCCAGCCCTGTCCGCTCGGCAAGCTGCTCGTAAGTTATCTTCTCGCCGGTGCGCTCGGCATAAGCCTGTATGGCCTCTCGTAGCCGTACAACGATCACCAGAACCTCAAATCTTGTATTGACAATACAACTGCCCCTGCGCTACGTACCGGATGTGGTGACTATTTGTAGATGAGGCGCTAAGGCTTGTTAAGCCGATTCAGAAGGGAAGTGGAGTAATGCTCAAGGCGGTTAGCCTGTTCACTGGGGTCGGAGGCCTCGACTTCGGCTTTGAGGCTGCCGGCTTCGAAACAGCCGTCGCCATCGACAACGATGCCGCCGCCTGCCGAACGGTTCGCCTGAACCGAGACTGGCCCGTCATCGAGGGCGACATCCACGACATCACCTCGAGCATGATCATGGAGACGGCGGGTCTTGCCGAAGGCGAGGTTGACGTGCTGATAGGCGGCCCACCATGCCAGCCCTTTTCGAAGTCTTCCTATTGGGTAAATGGTGACTCGCTGCGCCTTGACGATCCGCGCGCAGATACCTTGACCGCCTATCTTCGGGTGCTGCGCGATCTCAAACCGAAGACCTTTCTGTTGGAGAACGTTCTTGGCCTGACATACAAAGGCAAGGATGAAGGTTTCCAACATCTTGTCCGCGGCATCGACCTCATAAACAAAGAGTGCGGAACCAATTACCGCGTGGCCTGGAAGGCGATCAACACTGCTCACTACGGTGTGCCGCAGATCAGGGAGCGAGTTTTTCTTGTCGGTGGCCGAGAGGGGCAAGACTTCGAGTTTCCAGTTCCGACGCACACTGCGCCTGACAACATTGGCCTGCTCGACGAGCACCTTGAGCCGTATCGAACAGCATGGGACGCGATCGGAGATTTGCCTGAGCGACCCAATGAGCCGTCGCTATCAGTTGGCGGGAAGTGGGGTGAACTTCTGCCATCGATCCCAGAAGGCCAGAATTATCTTTGGCATACGAACCGCAATGGCGGCATGCCGCTCTTCGGTTGGCGCACGCGGTATTGGAGTTTCCTTTTGAAGCTGGCCAAGAGCCTTCCCTCGTGGACAATTCAGGCACAGCCAGGCTCTGCGATCGGTCCATTTCACTGGAATAATCGGAAGCTCTCCGTCCAGGAGATGTGCCGTCTTCAAACTTTCCCCGACGGGCTCAAGTTCGAGTGTGGGAGGTCTGATGCTCAGCGTCAGTTGGGCAATGCCGTGCCGTCACTCATCACTGAAATCCTTGGTCGCGAGATCCGAAGGCAACTCCTTAAGGACCATGCCGACTTGGGTGCCCTTAAGCTTTTGCCGCCCTTGCGTCAGCCAGTACCCGCGCCCGAGCCAGTCGCTTCGGTTGCGGAGAAATACCTTCACCTTGTTGGTGACCATGCCGACCACCCGGGCGAGAGACGCAGAAAAAATAAAAGGCACTCGAGCCAGCCCAAATCAGCTGAAGGCCTTTTCAGAACAGCTGCTGAGTAAAGTTCCTTTGGGTAGATGACGATTGGAATCCTAGCTGGCCCGGTCACCTAGCAAGTTTCATTGACTCGATCTGAGCTGCCCAATCCGCAGGAAGTGGCTCAAGTAAACGCGCGAGCGTTATCTCCGGCCCCTGCTTCCCATCCAGTATCGCCTCTACGATTTCGGGGGCGAGAAGCGTGAGCCGCTGTATTCGGGCCATGTAAGTAAAAGCGATGGCCTCCTTCTCTGCCAGCTCAGAGATTGACGCATATTCGCCTGACTCCAGCATGCGTTTCCAGCGGAAAGCGCGAGCCAGCGCCTTGACTAGCGTGTTGTCTGTCCGGCGAGGCGGCGCGGCGCCGTCGGGCAGTTGCATCTCCTTCCGCCCGCCGCGCTTCACTACGCGGAACGGGACGTGGAGCGTCACCGTGTCAGGTATCGGCACCCCGCGTGTCATGCTGCTTCTCCAATCCCGCCGGCCAGCATCTCGCGCGCGAGGCTGCCGAGCCCGTCGACACGGAGGCGGACGTTGAGCCCGTCCACGCCGATGTCGACCCGCTCCACCAACAGCGCCACGATGCGGGCATGTTCGGCGGGGAAGAGTTCGTGCCATAGCGGGTCGAGTTGTTGCAGGGCCGTGCGCGTATCGGCCTCGGTGATCTCGTCGGCGTGGGCGCGCGCCACCTTCCACGTTCCAGCAACGATCTCGGGTTGGCGGAACACGGCGCGAAGCTGGTCGATGACCGCGGCCTCGATCTCGCCCGCGGCCACGCGGCCCACCGGGCATGATCCGGCGCCGTGCTTCAGCACTGTTTGGCTGACATAGTACCGGTAGAGTCTGTCGCCCTTGCGCGTGTGTGTCGGCGAGAATGCCGCGCCGTCGGGTCCATACAGCAGGCCCTTCAGCAGCGCCGGCGTATCGGCGCGGGTGCGGGCAGCTCGCTTGCGCGGGCTCTCCTGCAGGATGGCATGGACGCGATCCCACGTCTCGCGGTCGATGATGGCGTCGTGCTCACCTGGATAGCTCTCGCCCTTGTGCACCGCCTCGCCGATATAAGCGCGGTTGTTGAGCATCCGGTAGAGGTACTTCTTGTCGATCCTGTTGCCGCGCGGCGTGCGGATGCCGCGTTTCGAGACCTCGCGCGCCAGCTCCGTGCCCGATCCGATCTCGAGGAAGCGCGTAAATATCCAGCGGACGTGGGCGGCGCGCTCGTCGTCGATCACCAGCTTCCTGTTCTCGACCCGGTAGCCGTAGGGCGGCACCCCGCCCATCCACATGCCCTTCCGGCGAGAGGCGGCAACCTTGTCGCGGATGCGCTCCGCCGTCACCTCGCGCTCGAACTGGGCGAACGAGAGCAGGATGTTCAGTGTCAGCCGACCCATCGACGTGGTGGTGTTGAACGACTGCGTCACCGAGACGAAGGTCACGCCGTTGCGGTCGAACACCTCGACCAGCTTGGCGAAGTCGGCCAGCGACCGGCTGAGGCGGTCGATCTTGTAGACAACCACTACGTCGACCAGCCCGTCCTCGATGTCCTCCAGCAGCCGCTTCAGACCGGGGCGGTCCAGCGTGCCGCCGGATATGCCGCCGTCGTCGTATTGGTCGCGGACCAGCACCCAGCCCTCGGACCGCTGGCTGGCGATGAACGCCTCGCAGGCCTCGCGCTGGGCGTCGAGCGAATTGAACTCCTGCTCCAGCCCTTCCTCGGAGGATTTCCGAGTGTAGATCGCGCAGCGGCGCTTGGGAGTGACCGTCATCCGCCCCTCCGGCTCTTCTTCCGGCCCGACGCTTGCGCGTCGTGCGTACGGCGCTGCGAAGGCTCCACCGGAGCCTCCGCTGGCCTGCGGCCACCGCGCCTTAACCCAAAGAACACCCAGCCGTTCCAGCGCGTGCCGGTGATCGCGCGGGCGATGGCCGAGAGCGACCTGTAAGGCCGCCCCTGCCACTCGAAGCCATCGGCGGTCACGGTGACGACGTGCTCGACGCCCTGCCACTCGCGGATCAGCCGCGTGCCAGTGATCGGGCGGTCGCGGTCGAGGCGCATGCCGCGCTTCTTCTTGTCCCCACCGTCCAGTTTCTCGCCCAGCCGCTCCAGCCGCTTCACGGTCTCCGGCTTCAGCCCGCCATAGGCCAGTTCCTGGATGCGGTAGGCCAGCCGGCTCTCCAGGTAACGGCGGTTGAACGGCGGCGGCTCGCTGTCGAACAGGTCGCGCCACTGCTGCTTCAGCTCCGTCGTCGGCGTGGTCTTCAGCGCGGCCAGGCGGGCGGGAATGGTGTCGGTCATGCTCTCTCCTCCTGCGGGGTTGCATGACCGCTCCGGTCAGGCACGAAGCCAAGCGAACTATCTCCGGCAGGTTCGACTACTTCGCTTGACTGCCGGAGCCTGAGCCGCACCAGGCCGAGCGCCAGCAGGCGGCAGAGCTCGTCCAGCCGCTCGCGCGTGGTCATCAGGCTCGGGGAGAGCGGGTTGGGGCGTTTCATGTGGGCCTCGGAGCATTCGTTTCCCTTGGCCTCTACTCACCGCTATCGAAATCCGTCCCAGATGCCCTCACAGGTTGATCATTCGCGCGCCTAATCGTATTAAGAGCAATCGTTTCACATGATTGAGGATCCGCCATGGCGGGCAATTTGAAAAAGTTTGTGAATCCCCGTTTCATCAGCACCATCGACCTGGAGCTGATGAAGCCGCTGCTGGCGCGGCACGAAGGCAGTTTCAGGGACTTTTCCGTGGACCTCCTGAACAATGATGAGGACCACGCCCGAAGCGCGCTGCATGACCTCCTGACCGGATCCGAGGACAATTATCCGGAAGGTCTGCGCGGCGATCTGCACCGCATTGCCGAACTTGGCAACGCCAGGGGCCTCGAGATCATCCAGACGCAAGCCGACCGTCACGGCGTGGACCTGTTTCCGGAGATGAAGACCGGCGACGAAGATACTCCGAACAAGGCGCATGACCCGAAGCACATTGCTGTCCGAGTGTTTCTGGAGCATCCGGACCTCTTTGACGCGGCTGCCGATCACATGGCGATGCTCACCGCAGATCGCCTGCATGAATATGCCGGGCGGGAACGTGGCGTCGCGATCGACCTGACAGAGGAGAAGGTCGAGGCGTTCCGGACGGCCGTCGCCGCGCTCTTCCGTGACGCGTTTCTCGGTGACTACTGCCGGGTGGGCGACTACGACGACGATGACGAGATCAACCTCGTGGTCAGCCACGGCTCCATGGTTTCGACCATGCCGGTCGTCGAGGGTCAGGTCGAACGGGTCATCAGCGTGCGCCAGATTTCCCACGCGGTGCTGCGGTACTCCGAGAACACCGGCATGCTGCGACTGGCTCGCATCCGGAAGGCGCATCAGCCCGAGATCGCGGAACTCTTCGCATCGATCATCCTGGAAAGGCCCGGCTTCTTCGACGGCGACGATGCGCAGGATCTCTACACCCTTCGGCCTGTCGAACTCGCCGGTCCAGGCTTCGCTTTCGATGCCGCCTACGATCCGCTGATCGACAAGGTATTGATCATCGAGGCGGCGGCCGACCTGATGGCGCCCGGCAGGAGGGGATATTCCCGCGTTGTGCGCACGTTCCGCTCGCGCGATCTCGGCGGCGACGCGCTCACGCATTTCGGGAGCACGCCAGTGTCGTTCGGCGGCGGTTGGCGGCTGGGCGAACTCGTGTTCCGGATCCTGTTCAAGAGCGAGGGCAAGCGGCAGCCGCAGGTGACGGTCAAGCTTCGGCCACCGGGTATCGTGCAGTTCCGGCGCACCCAGCACGAGGCGCGGGTGATGACGCTGATCGAGCGGAACGGGCTGATGAATGACCGAGACGATCTTGAGGTTGTTGACGCGGCTGAGTGAGGCCGGTGACGACGCGGTTCTGACGGGCGGCGTTGCCGAACCCATTTTCGGCCCTGCCTTCGACAGGATTCTGGCGAAACGCATTCTCGTCGAGCAGGCGCCAGTCACCGATTGGGAGGTCTGTGAAGGCTGCGAATGCGGGTTGCCCTGTCGGCCGATCCGGAGAGCAGGAGTTGCTTTCAGGGCAGAGTGCCCGCTCGATCGGCATAAGGATGTTGTGCTGAGCGAGAACGATCTGCGCGTGTTCCGCATCAGGTCTGATGCACTGGCATATGCGATTGGCGCAGCGGCGGGCTTCGGCAAGCCCCCGAAGCTCGTAACGGAGAAGCTTTGGCGCCTCGGCGATACGCCATCGGGACGGGCAGTGTTTCTTGCACTGGAGCCCGTCGCACTCGTCGGCGATGGCATCGTCGCGACATTGCGCCAGGCAGCACGGGGCTCGGGCATCACGATCCTCGCACCGGAGTTGCCAGCCGATGCCGCCCGGCGACTCCAGGATGCCGCCATTCATCTGGTTGAAACCGGTGAGGTGTTGACGCACAGCTCGAATGGTGTCGGCGCAGGGATCGATTTTACGGCACTTGCACCGATCCCGTTTGCGCCCACCCTTCGTGTTCGGAGGGCGTCTGCCGAGGTTATCTGGAACGGGCGCTCTGTCATTCTATCGCACCAGATCTTTCCCGTCTTCGAGCGCTTGCTGGAGAAGGCGTTATCGCGCGACCAGGTCGCTTCCGGCTCCCATGTCGAAGGCACGACGGGGCGCGAGGCCAAGGATCTGATCCGCGAGCTGCGCGACGCGCTCAGGTCTGCCGGGTTCTCGGATGCCGAGAGCAAGACGATAATCGTCACCGTCCGCAGTCGGGGTTATCGACTCGGTGTCGCAGCATCCGAGATCGAAGTCGACGACTGATCCGCCACCCACCGAATCCCACGCTTTTCCCACCCGGTTCCCACCTGCGCGCCGGCCACTTTCGGCACCATCGGCTCATCAGAAACGATGAGCGAGGCCAGAGCAGATGCCCGAACCCATCTCCCCCGAACGCGTCCGTTCGCTGATCGGCGAAGCCGATGGCGCCGCGCGCCGACTGTATCGCAGGCTTGGCTTGCAGCCCGCCGATCTCGACGATCTGCGCCAGGATCTCCTTCTCGACCTCCTTCGCCGCCTTCCCGCCTTCGATCCCTCGCGCGGCAGCATCGGCGCCTTCACCAATGTGGTCCTGCGCAATCGCTCCGCGCGGATTGCCAGGGAGAGATACCGCCAGCTGCAGCTTCAGGGCGGACCGATGTTCTCGCTCGATGCGCCGATCGGGGACGGTGACCACACGCTGGGCGATGCCCTCTCCGAGGCGGACGGACTTACCGCCTGGCACGGACAGGACGGCGACACGGAAGACCGCCTCCTGCTCCGCCATGACGTCGCGAACGTGATTGATGCGTTGTCCGCCGACGATGGCATGCTCTGCGCGTCCCTTGCGACCAGTCCCCCGGCCGAACTGGTGAACGGGTCCGGGTTGTCCCGCTCCTCCCTCTATCGCCGTATCGCCGTGCTGCGTACCGAACTCGCGATGCGGGGGATCGCGGGCCGGTGGGACAGTTCGTGCCCGGCGTGAGTAGAGGCACGGCATGACCATGCTTCACCCCACCAACACGGGCGGCTCCACGCCGCGTCCGCTCACCGGCCTCGCCTTCGCGACCTGGGTCGGCCAGGCCATGCCCGGCAACCGTCTGATGTATCACAGCGGGCTGCTGGGCAGGGATGCCGCCATCTGTTCCGAACCTGAGCGCCGTCGGCTACAGGAACTGGCCCGCACGGCCCGCCGCGCCTTCGAGGCAGGGCTTGTCCACCTCGTGCAGCAGCGGCTTGGGCCCGGGCGTTTCGGCTATCTAGCCATTGCACGCACCCGGCGGCGTCGCGAAGCCCCGTCTCCGACACGCCGGCGGCCGGCGGACAAGGAGCGCACCTCGTGAGGGCCCCGTTGATCCGCGCGGCGACGACGGCGGCAGAGCTGCGGCTCTGGGCCCGGGAGGCGGAACCCGGCGACGCGGTCGAGTACCATGTCGGCCATCTCGGCGCCGACCGGCAGCTTCGGACCGCGCCGTCGTCGCTCGATGCCCTCGCCGATGCCGCGATGGAGATGTTCGCGGCAGGCAGCCTCCATCTCGTGCAGCAGCGGCTCGGCCCGCGCCGGTTCCGCTACCTCGCGATCCGGAGGTCGGGCTGATGGACGCAAGAGACCCGCGCTGGTTCGGCGAGGACCCGGCGACCGACAGGAGGTTCCTGACGCGCGAGGAACTGGCCAGGCGCTGGCGGGTCTCTGTCCGCACACTGGAGCGCCTGCACGCCGCGCGGCTGGGTCCGCCCCGGATGAAGATCAAGGGCAAGGTGCTCTTCTGCATCGACGACGTGCTCCGCCACGAGCAGACGATGACGGACCGCGGGAGGCGCCGGTGACCACTCCCGACCAGGTTTACGAGGCTGGCCCGCTAAAGCGCCGGCGCCGGACGAAAGCCCAGATCGCGCAGCTCGATGCGCAGATCATCGACGTGCTCCGGGAGGACCATCCCCAGAGCGTGCGCCATGTCTTCTACCGCATGACGGACCCGCGCCTGCCCGAGCCGGTCGAGAAGTCGGACCGGGGTTACGAGGCGGTCCAGCGCCGCGCGGTAGAACTGCGTCGCAACGGGTCCATCCCCTATGGCTGGATCACCGACGCGACCAGGCGTGGCTACTTCGTCGACACGTTCAGCGATGCGGGCGAATTCTTGAGCCGTGTCCATGGCCTCTACCGGGCCGATCTCTGGCAGGGCTGCCCGGTGCGCTGCGAGGTCTGGGTCGAGAGCCGCTCGATCGCGGGCGTCGTGCAGCGGGACTGTGCCGAACTTGCCGTCCCGCTCTACCCGACCGGTGGCTTCTCCTCGATCTCGCTGGCCCACGAGGCAGCCGAGTTGATCAACACGACGCATGACGGTCAGGACCTCGTCATCTTCTATATCGGCGATCACGACCCGGCCGGCGTCCTGATCGACGTGGTGCTCGAGCGCGAACTCCGGGAGCATCTCGATCCGGGGATACGCTTCACTTTCGAACGGCTCGCCATCAACCCGGACCAGATTGCGCGGTACGGGCTTCCTTCGAGACCGCGGAAAGCGAGGGAGCGCCGGGCGCCAGAGGTCACGGAGGCGGTCGAGGCCGAGGCGATGCCGGCGGGCCTTCTGCGCGGGCTGCTCAGGGACCGGATCGAGGCACTCCTTCCGCCCGACGCCCTGCATGTCGCACGGGTCGCCGAGGAATCCGAGAAAGCGTACCTGCGCCGGATCGCCGATATCCTTAGCGGGGGAGATGCCTCATGAGCGGCGGGTACAGCCTCAAGGCCGCCCTTGCCCATGCTGCGCTCGGCTACCGCGTCTTCCCCTGCGGCCGGGACAAGCGCCCGCTGGTCCGCTGGAAGGAGGCGGCGACCACCGATCCCGGCACCATCCGCGACTGGTGGCACCAGTGGCCCGACGCGATGATCGGCCTGCCGACGGGCGACGGCCTCGCGGTGGTCGATCTCGACGTGGACAGGGAGACGGGGGAGACGGTCGGAGAAGCGACCGCGGAGCGCCTCGGCCTTCTCCCGGCGATCCGAAGCGGCCTTCTCGCCCGCACGCCCAGCGGCGGTCTGCATGCCTGGTTCCGGGGCGCATTGCCGACCTCGGCCGGCAGGATCGGCCCCGGCATCGATACCCGTGGCGCAGGCGGCTACGTGATCGCGCCGGGCAGCGTGAACGGCAGAGGTGTCTATGCGTGGCTCGACGGCGGTCCCGGTGACCGGGAACTGCCTCCCCTGCCGGCTCCGATCCTCGCGGCGCTGGAGAACACGCGGACCGCAACGCGCACCCCCGAGGCGTCTACCGGTCCTTCGGGCGCCGGAGAGGTCCGCGACATCCTCTCCTTCATCGATCCCGACATCGGCTACGGCGACTGGGTCGACGTGCTGATGGGGCTGCACGACCACTTCGGCGGCAGCGACGAAGGGCTGCGGATCGCCGAGGACTGGTCGGGCAGCGGCGCGAAGCATCGCCCGGGAGAGGTGGCGCAGAAGTGGCGCTCGTTCCGGCCCGGTGCCGGCATCGGCTTCGGCACGGTCTGCGAGATGGCCCGGCGCAATGGTGCGGATCTCGCGGAGATCGCCCGCAGACATCGATCATCCGGAAAGGCGGTGGCGTCCATGGAACCTCAGGTCATATGCACGGGCGATACCTGCGTCGGCGCGGCGCCCGAGTTCTCCGACGAGAGCCTCGCCCTGCGCTTCGCGGGCCGGCATGCCGGGGACCTCCGGTACGTTGCGCCCTGGGGGCGCTGGATGCGATGGACCGGGGCCAGGTGGCAGATGGACGAGAAGCTGGTCGCCTTCGACTGGGTCCGCCATGTCTGTCGCGCGGCGGCCGGTGACTGCGACCAGCCGGGTCTCGCCCGGACGGTTGCCTCGGCGAAGACCGTCGCCGCCGTGGAGCGGCTGGCGAAGTCCGACCAGCGGCTCACGGCCACGGTGGACCAGTGGGATGCCGATCCCTGGGCACTCAACACGCCGGGCGGGGTGGTCGATCTGCGCACCGGGAGGATGCGTCCGCACCGGCGCGAGGACTACATGACCCGGGTCACGGCCGTCGCCCCGGCGGGCACCTGCCCGGCCTGGCTCCGGTTCCTCGGCGAGGTGACCGGCGGAGACAGCGCGCTGCAGGCCTTCCTCCAGCGGCTCGCGGGCTATTCGCTGACCGGATCGACCCGCGAACAGAGCCTCGCCTTCCTGCACGGCTCCGGCGGCAACGGGAAGTCGGTCTTCGTCTCGGCGCTGTCGGGTATCCTCGGCGATTATCACAAGACCGCGCCGGTCGAGACCTTCACCGCGTCCAGCGGCTCGGACCGGCACCCGACGGAGATCGCCATGCTGCGCGGGGCCCGGCTGGTGACCTCGGTCGAGACCGAGGAGGGCCGGCGCTGGGCCGAGAGCCGGATCAAGGCGCTCACCGGCGGCGACGAGGTCCAGGCCCGCTTCATGCGGCAGGACTTCTTCGCCTTCACGCCGCAGTTCAAGCTGATGATCGTCGGCAACCACAAGCCCGGCCTGCGCTCGGTCGACGAGGCGATCCGGCGGCGCTTCCACCTCGTGCCCTTCACCATGACGATCCCGAAGGAGAAGCGCGACAAGGATCTCGGCGAGAAGCTGCGCCGGGAATGGCCCGGCATCCTCGCCTGGGCGATCCAGGGCTGTCTCGCCTGGCAGCAACAGGGCCTTGCCCCGCCCGAGAGCGTCCTCGCGGCGACGGCGGAGTATCTCGAAGGGCAGGATGCGGTGGGGGCGTGGATCGAGGAGTGCTGCGAGCGGGACGTGGGCGGTTGGGAGACCCGGAACGACCTTCTTGCGTCGTGGCGCGCGTGGGCCGAGCGCAATGGCGAGTTCGTCCTCCCACGGTCCCGGTTCTTCGACGCCCTTGAGGGCCGAGGACTTGAACCCAAGCGGAAGAACCACGGACGAGGCTACGGTGGGTTGCGCCTCCGCCAGCACGACTACAGCGACGCATACTGGAACAGTTAACGCATGCACTCCGAGGTCGCCGCCTCCGCAGCCGGGGCACCACGTCTGCTTTGCGGACTAAGCCGGCACCTGACAAACGGGTGGGGTATCTGAGCCAGAACTGGGCACTGCGCCAAACTCGGTCGTTATTGGTGGCGTCATGACCCAAGAGCTTCGGTCTATTAAAGCACCTCGACAATATTGTGCCGTTACCCGCCGTAGTTCTCGCAGATATGACTGCGAAGATGCGGGGTAGCATATAGTTGCCGAAGCCAACTCAACAGCAGTCGCGGCGCACTGATCACATTCTCACAACCGTTTTAGGACGCCTGATCGCCGGGCCAGCACCTTCGGCTGTGCGCAATTTCATGCTATCATCGGATGTCGTCTACCGACAGGGGTCTGCATCCGATGCGACCAACACCGCGCCTCTGCATCTTGATGCTCGCTACCGCTCTCATCGCTACGAGGCCGGAATTTGGGCTTGCTTCGGATCACGAGTGCGGCGCGCCGGATGCACCCTGCATGGTGGAGGGCGGTGAATATTACGCCGCCTTGCCCGAGAACTCGCGTGAGCCTCCTGCCGTCATCTGGCTGCACGGCTTCGGGCGCTCCGGCAAGGCCATGATCCAGAACCGCGACTACGTGGAACCCTTCATCCGTCGCGGCTATGCCGTGATCATGCCCAGTGGCCAGCCCGGGATAAGTGCCGGAAACCTCGATTGGGGCGTGGCCGATGGCTACGATCTGGCGCGCGATGACATCGCCTTTCTGAGAGCGGTGCGCGCTGACGCGGTGGAGCGCTTCGGCCTCGCCCCGTCACGGATACTGATCGCGGGCTTCTCCCGCGGCGGCTCGATGGTCTGGGATGTTGCGTGCCATGCGCCGGAGTTGGCGCGAGGCTTCGCCGCTGCGGCCGGGGCATTCTGGGAGCCTATGACCAGTGAGTGCAGTGCGCCGGTGCACCTGTTCCACATACACGGCTTCAAGGACAGGATGGTGCCGTTCGAAGGCCGCAAGCTGACATGGGAAGGCGTCGAATTCACCCAAGGCAGCGTCATGAAGGGATTGGACGTCTGGCGCCGCGCGAACGACTGCCTGGGCAGTGCGAAGAACAGCATTGGCGACGATGGCACGATGCAGAAGGACTGGGTGGACTGCGCCGCGGGCTCGATCCGACTGAGCGTCACCGATGGCGGACACAGTGTGCCCAAGGGCTGGCGGGACGCGGTGCTGGACTGGTTCGAAGCCCTCCCCTGAGCACTCGGTTGCCAGCCCCTCTCGAATCATTCGATGAGTCACATCCGATGGCCAGCGACGCAGGCCGACGCCCGGCAACGGATTCTCGCCGCTCACGGCCCCTTACCGGCACCCCGCTGAGTTCCGGGTCGCCTTCGACCGCACTGGCAGAAGCGGGCGTTGCCGAGTGATGAGGCTCGTCGTGGGGACTGAAACCGGACCCCACCACGGACCCCACCACCCCGCCCCCACCGTCCCATCTTTACTGCCGCCCGCCGCTCTGCTACGCGCCCGTCCCATGCTGACGGCGGGTCCGGCTTTCGAAAATGCGTCGGCAATCAAGCTCGAGGCATCGACTTGGCGCCGTTCAAGCCGGCTCTCGCGCTAACCCAAGTAAATCTGGCCAGCAGGGTACTTGACCCGAGGGATGCTGCGAGTCGCGAGGAAGAAGCCGATCGCCAGCGGCCCTACCCGGCCGATGAACATGATCGCCATGATGATGGCCCTGCCAACGCTATCGAGTTCGCCCGTAGTTCCGCGCGACAGACCCACAGTCCCGAAGGCGGATGTGACTTCGAATGCGAGATCGATGAACTGTCCGTCATGGCTGATTGACGTGACGAAGATTCCTGTCAGGACGATCAGCATGGAAATGGTCGTCAGTGCGAGAACCTTTGTGACTTCATCCACCCCGAGGGAACGACCGAAGGCATGGAACGTGGTCTGACGTCGAAAGAACGCGACAGTTGCAAGCAGCAGGACGCACAGCGTCGTGACCTTGATCCCTCCGGCCGTCGAGGTGCTTCCGCCGCCGACCAGCATCAGCGTCATCGTCAGCATCGTCGTGCTGTCATGCATCCCGCCGGTGTCAATCGTGTTGAACCCGGCGGTACGCGGGGTGACGCCCTGAAACCAGCTGGCCCACAGCTTCCCGGCGGTACTCAAGGGGCCAAGGGTCTCTGGATTTTTCCATTCCAGGAGGCCGAACATGACGCTGCCCCAGACGATCAACACGGAGGTGCCGACCAGCATCAGCTTGGAATGGAGGGTGAGTTTTCGCCAACTCCGTTTCTGATAGACATCGCCGACAACAATGAAGCCAAGCCCACCCAGAATGAACAGGGCCGGGATCACGAGATTGATCACCGGCGATGCGACCCATCGCGAAAGACTGTCCGGGTGCAGGGCAAAGCCGGCGTTGTTGAAGGCCGAAATCGAATGAAACACCGCCTGCCATATTCCACTCCAGCCGAACTCCGGGACAAACACCACGGCCAGCAATGCCGCACCGACAGCTTCGCAGACTAAAGCTATGATGAGGATCATGCGGGCAATACGGGTCAGATTTGACAGGGATGTCTGGTTCAGGTCCTCGCGCAGGATCAGCCGCTGCGGCATTCCGACCGGAATGCCGAGAGCCCCGAGCAGCAGCACCGCAAAAGTCATCAACCCGAGCCCGCCAAGCTGAATCAGCGCTGCGATGACGGCCTGGCCAAAGCCGGTGAAGGCCGCCCCGGTATCTGCAAGCACAAGGCCCGTCACGGTCACGGCAGAGGTCGAGGTGAACAACGCCTCGCTCAGACCAATGTCGCCGTGATGCGCGATCGGCAGCCACAGCAGGATAGCGCCCAGGACGATGAATCCCATGTAGAACACCGCCAGCAGCGCTGGCGGCGGTATCCTCAGCGTCCTGTTCCGCCTGAGAAAACTCCGGAACCGGGCGGCCATTGTCAGAGGCTGGCCGCGAAGCTGTGCAGGTCCTTGCGCTGCCCCAGGAGCAGCAGCAGGTCATCTCGCCGCAACAGGCACTCCGCCCCATCCTGACCGACGAATTCGGTCCCACGCATGACTCCGATGCAACGAAGATTGTAGGCATCGCCATGCGGCAGATCCTTGAGGTTCCGGCCCTCAAGGCTGTCGGGAATCCGAAAGTTCACAACGTGATAGCCGTTCCCCAGGCTGACATAATCCCGCACTAGCGGATTGTGCAGTATCTGCGCGATATGCTGGCCAATCTCCACCTCCGGATGAACGATCCTGTCCACGCCAAGCTTCTTCAGGATCCGGTGATGGGTCCTGGTCGTCGCCTTGGCCCAGACGACCGAGACCCCGACGAGCTTGAGATTCATTGCGGACAGAATGCTGGCCTCGATGTCCGAACCCATCGCGACCACGGCCGTATCGCAGTCCTCGAAGCCGGCGTCCCGCAGCGCTGCATCATCGCGGGCATCCACGATCATGGCTTGTGAAAGGGTGTCCGCAAGGCTGGCAACGCGGGCTTCGGAGATGTCGATGCCGATGACGTGATTGCCAAAACGCTGCAATTCCTTGGCGACGGAACTGCCGAAGTTGCCCAAGCCGACGACGCCGAACGTGCGATTTCGGGATTTTGACATGTTCAGATGTACCGGGGTTTGTCGCTTTCGAGGAAATTGGCCGCAACGCAACGCGGTGTCAATTCGGACTCATTCCGGTCCTCCCCTCCCACGATCCTGATCCGCAGGGACGGACAAGGTGACAGAAGTGACACTTTCTCCCATATCCACCGTTCGCGCGCGCGTGTACGTCGATAAGCAGACAAACTGTCACTTTTGTCACTCCCCGGCCGAGCCCCTGGTCGATTTCCCCTCATTTGTCGCCTCCTGTCGCTGGTTGTCGTATTATCGCATGATTACAACGGGTTAGGTCCCGTGATATACTTCCGGACATTGGCGGCGGCCTCTCCCTGGCTGCCGCGTTTCGGGAGGCGGGGTCATGCGGCAGGATACGTTCGAGCTGATGGAGGGCGCGGGGCTCGCGGTCGAGAGCCGGTCGCTTGAGGCGCTCGTGCCCTACGCGCGGAACGCCCGGACCCACAGCGAGGAACAGGTCGCCCTGATCGCGGGCTCGATCCGCGAGTTCGGCTTCACCAACCCGATCCTGGTGGACGGCGCGAACGGCATCATCGCCGGGCACGGCCGGCTGGCGGCGGCGCGCAGGCTCGGGCTCGCCTCGGTGCCGGTGATCGAGCTGGCCCATCTCACCGAGGCACAGAAGAAGGCGCTGGTGCTGGCCGACAACAGGCTGGCGGAGCGGGCCGGCTGGGACGCGGAGCTGCTGCGGCTGGAGATCGGCGAGCTGGCCGATCTCGGGGTGGACGTGGCCGACCTCGGCTTCGAGGCGGCGGAGCTGGACGCGCTGTTCCGGGAGGACGCGCACGACCCACGCGAGGAGGAGACGCCGGAGGTCCCCGTGGAGCCGGTCTCGCGCCCGGGCGATCTCTGGCTCTGCGGGTCGCACCGGGTGCTCTGCGGCGATGCCACCAGCGCGGACGACGTGGCCCGGCTGCTCGACGGGGTGAGGCCGCATCTCATGGTCACCGACCCGCCCTATGGCGTGGACTACGACCCGGCCTGGCGGAACCGATCCGGGCTCTCGGCGACGAAGCGGACCGGCAAGGTGCGGAACGACGACCGGGCCGACTGGCGCGAAGCCTGGGCGCTCTTCCCCGGCGACGTGGCCTATGCCTGGCACGGGGCGCTGCACGCGACCACGGTGGCCGAGAGTCTCCTGGCGAGTGGCTTCGAGCTCCGCGCCCAGATCGTCTGGGCCAAGGAGCGGCTGGTGCTGGGAAGAGGGGATTACCACTGGCAGCACGAGCCCTGCTGGTACGCGGTCCGGGAGAAGGCGAAGGGTGGCTGGACCGGGAACCGCAGGCAGACCACGCTCTGGACCATCCCGAGCCGGAACGGGGATGGGTGCGAGGATGCGGCGACGGTCCACGGCACCCAGAAGCCGGTCGAGTGCATGCGCCGGCCGATCCTGAACAATTCCTCGCCGGGACAGGCGGTCTACGAGCCGTTCCTCGGGTCGGGGACGACGCTGATCGCCGCGGAGACGGTGAAGCGGTCCGCCCTCGCGATGGAGCTGGACCCCGCCTACGTGGATGTCGCGGTGCGGCGTTGGGAGGCGTTCACGGGCCGGGAGGCGGTGCTGGGGTGCGACGGCCGGTCCTTCGCCGAGGTCGCCCGTGAGCGACGCCCGGAGGCGGGCTGATGCCGGGCAGGCCGATCGAGCTGACCGAGACCCAGCGCGGCGAGATCGAGACCCTCGCCGCACTCCTGAACCAGCAGCAGATCGCCGACTATCTCGGCATCTCGCGGCGCTGCTTCCAGTCGATGCTGGCCCGCGATCCCGACATCGAGGCGCGCTATAAAAGGGGCAAGGCGAAGGCCATCGCCCATGTCGCGAAGGGGCTGCTGCAGAAGGCCCGGGCCGGCTGCACCACGTCGTCGATCTTCTACCTGAAGACCCAGGCCGGCTGGCGCGAGACCGACCGGCTCGAGCATCGGCTCTCCGGCCCGGAGGACGGGCGCGACGCGGAGACCGGCACCGAGGCCGCCGTCGCGCGCTTCGTCGCCCGGCTGAACGATCTCGCCGGCCGGCAGCAGAAGGTGATCGAGGCGCTGCCGCTGGAGCCGCCCTGCCCGGTGGAGGAGGTATCGTGAGCCGGTCGGGAGCATGGCCGAGAGCCCAGTCGAGAGCCCAGTCGCGGGTCATGTCCCTGCTGGAGGCCGTCACCAATGTCGCCGTGGGCTACGGGCTGGCGGTCGCGCCCCAGCTCGCCGTCTTCCCGCTCTTCGCCCTGCCCGCAAGGCTCGACGATGCCTGCGCGATGGGGGCGGTGTTCTCCCTCGTGTCGCTCGCCAGGAGCTACCTGCTGCGGCGGATGTTCGAGGCGCTTGCAGGGAGGGCTGCCTGATGGGCCGCAAGGCAAAACCCACCGCGATCAGGAAGCGGGAGGGCAACCCCGGCAAGCGGGCCTGGAACCACGGCGAGCCGATCCCGCCGGAGGTGATCCCGGACTGCCCGGAACATCTCTCCGACGTGGCGGCGGCGGAGTGGCACCGGGTCGCGGCGACGCTGCACGAGATGGGCGTGCTCAGCACCGTCGACCGGGCGGCGCTCGCGGCCTACTGCCAGGCCTACGGGCGCTGGGTCGAGGCCGAGGAACGCATGCGCCAGACCCCGCTCCTGATCCGCACGCCCTCGGGCTACCCGCAGCAGTCGCCCTGGCTCTCGATCGCCAACAAGCAGCTGGAGCTGATGGCGAAGTTCATGGCCGAGCTCGGCATGACGCCCTCCTCGCGCAGCCGGGTGAACCTCGGCAGCGACCCGCGCATGGCGATCTCCGACACGCCGCTCTCGCTCGACGCGCTGCTGGAGGACGTGGCGCAGCATGGCAGGCGGCTGGGCCACCCGGACACGCCCGAGCGCGAGCGCGCCCGGAAGGAGGCCGCGGACGCCTGGACCGAGAAGCACGGGGTGACGGACCGGACGTCCAGTTGAGAACGGCGACTACACTCCTGCCCGGACCTAGGGTACAGAACTGCGCAACCAGCGTTTGGCAGTTCTGTACACCGGAGGACCGGGGCCCTGGAGCGCATCATCGGCTACGAGCGGGTCTCGACACGGCGCCAGGGCGTCTCGGGGCTCGGTCTCGAAGCCCAGCGCGCGGCGATCGAGGGGTTCGCGAAGTCACGGGGCGCGGAGGTCGTCGCCCGGTTCACCGAGGTGGAGAGCGGCAGGCTGACCGACCGGCCGGAACTGGCGAAGGCGCTGCATCTCGCCAAGGTCACCGGCTCCACCCTCGTCATCGCCAAGCTCGACCGGCTCTCGCGCAACGCCGCCTTCCTGCTCACGCTCCGGGACTCGGGCGTCCGCTTCGCCGCGGCCGACATGCCCGAGGCCAACGATCTCACCGTCGGCATCATGGCCCTCGTCGCCGAGCAGGAGCGCAACGCCACCTCCCGGCGCACGAAGGAGGCGCTGGCGGTCGCGAAGGCGCGCGGCGTGAAGCTCGGCAATCCCAACGGCGCGGAGGCGCTCCGGCGCGCCGGCAAGGGCACCCTGCCGCTGCGGCAGGCGGTCGCGCGCAACGCCGACGCCCACGCAGCGGACCTGGCGCCGGTGGTGGCGGACATTCGCGCCGCGGGGCACACCAGCCTCCGGGCCATCGCCGCGGAGCTCAACGCGCGCGGCATGCTCACCCGACGGGGCGGCAGGTGGCATGTGTCGAACGTCAGGAACCTGCTGCAGAGGGTGGATGGGTTACCCGGCTAAACTCCGCATTGCCGGTCAGTTCGCGTTGAGGCCAAATGGTCCTTGCGTGTGAAGTCGCAGCTTCCAACTCGCCTCTCTTGCGATGACGTCGACTGGCAGCAGGTCTGGCGAGAGCCTTTCGAGGATGGTGAACCGGAACTTCTCGGGATTGCGGCCGCGCAGCTCGCGATTTCCACCATGTCCGTCCTTCGCATAGGCAAGCCAGCGTCCGAAGATGTTCTCGAGGCCATAGGCCGAGCCGACATAGGATTTCCCGTCGCTTTCGTCATGGATTGTCCGCCGTCAGGTCCATGCCGCGCCCGAGCGAGTGTGAGGAAGCGGGCGGCGCAGGCGGTGGTGGCTCAGATGGGCGGACGGCCGTGCGGATCGGTTCCGGCTGAACTTCCACGCGCGCCCCGGGACGTCCGAGTATCGCATAGAGAAGGAACACACCTGTGAAGGTTATCAGAAATGCTTCCCCGAGACGCATTCTGCACCGCTACTATAAGCTCGGCTGCGAACGCTCGCGCCGATTCTACTGATTGCGATGATCCCAAAGCTCGCTACTTGCGGGAAGTCGTAACCTTGATTCCGAAGGGGCGGGCGTGGCGCCTGAATCTCCATTTTCCCGTAGCGCATTTCTCCTGCAGGTAGCCGAAGCGTGGCGATTGGCTGTTTGCTTGCGCTCAGCGGCTCGCAGCACCTGCACGGGCTTCCTCTTGCATCAATCGGGCTCGGTTGCGCCGGTATTCGGCGAGCTTCATGTTGGTGACGTTGACGTGGGTTCCTCGCCTTGCCTGCCAGGAGAAGATCTCGGGGCTGACGATATCGAAGTCGTGTCCGAGGTTGAGGATGTATCCAATGCGGGTCTGCTGCTCGCCCGCCGCAGACCGACCGTAGTTGTTGCTCGGCGACCATCCCCAGTGTGGATTGAGGTCAAAGCGGTCATAGATCCGAACAAATCCTTGCCACATCGTGACGGAGCACGCTCGGGTGAGATTGGGTGAGATCGGGAGATCGCCGAATACTCCCTCAAAGCGCACAGCGTACTTTGCCATCGCACCGTTCTCGGTCGCTGCCTGATAGCGACCGTGATAACGCCGTATGCGCGTTGGCTGACGCTGATACGCACTCTCCAGTTCGATCCATTCCTCTCTGGGGCCGGCAGCGTTGTATGCTGCGCGCCGCAGATCCCACGGCGTGATGCTGCCGTGTAGCGCGAGGTCTCGAACGTCACGAACCGACAGCCGATAGTCTCCCCCGGTGCCGTAAAGGTAGTGGTCGAAAATCCGGCCCGCGAGCGCTGAATGCTCCGCAGCGCGGAGGAATGTTCGCAGCCAGAACCGAAGATCCGCAGCGACCGCTGCATCCACCTTTATGATAGTGCACTGCAGACGTAGCGCATCAGTTTGGGCCTGACTCATTCCTGCCAGCGGTGTCGCTGGTGACGACGGATCGTACGGTGTCGATACGTAGGCGAAGAATTCTTCCCATGTCATGAGTAAAGCCCCACGAATAAATTTCGACAGCACTTTCCATTACCTGAATTCAGCAGGACGTACTTAAGTCAACAGTTTTGACCATCCTGATGCTCCAATATTCAATTTGGAGCTTATTATTGTTCGAGAGTGTGCCTTCGTCCGTTCAATTGTCAAGCTTGAAGGCTTTGCACGTCGTTCCGATCAGATCGAATTGAGCTCCGAACAGCTCGGACGATCGAGCGTTGCAAGTGCGCTCCTCACCGCACCGTCGACTGGCTCAGCGGCAACGGCTTGGCGCAGGTTCTACAACGAGGACCGACCTCACAGCGCGATCGGGTACAACGTCCCGATATCGCTCACCGACCACGGCGGCGCATCCGGCCCGCTGCCGTGAAAGAGCCCGGAAATTCCGGCTCCGGGTGGCCCAGGGTTCGGGGACAGCGCAGTCGTCGGAGGGTATCCAGAGCCTCTTGGCCTGAAAGATGGTGAGGTTGGCTAAAGGGCTGCATTCGATTGCGGCAATGCCCGAACCTCTGACGGTCGTGCGCTTGCAATCGGGCTGAGTCCCCTCAAACCAGGACGGAGTGTAACCCTTGGAAGAGCCGGTCGGTTCGGGAAGCGAAGCTCAGAAGGTCGAAACTGCGCGGTGGCTTTCCGCGGCTCGGTGGCTAACCTCAGTGCCGATTGTAGCTGGCCGGTCTCTCGTCGGGAGGGTGGCGCTGTTCTTTGCCGGTGCATACCTGTTTCTCTGGGTGCCCGATATCGATCTCGTCCTGATTGGACTCCTGCATCACCGCTCGATCATTACGCATTCGATCCTGCCCGGCCTCCTTCTCCTGTTCTTTGGCCGCAAGCTCGGTGCGGCTCCAGTTTCCGGGGCGTTGATCGGGACCAGTGTGCATCTCTCTGCCGATCTTCTTTCCCCGATGGTTGGCTACGCACAGATCTGGCTGCCCGCGCCGTACAATTCGGCATTGGGTGACTTGAGCTACCTCTGGCTGGCTGGAAATGCAGTGATCGGCTTCGGGCTCGCATCGCTGATCACGAGATCAGCCTTCGGACACAAGATCTCGCTGCCACTCATCCTTGTGGTGAGCGCTTCGACTGGCCTGGTTTATGGCGTCGTGAACGAAGAAGCTGTTTCCGCGGTTCTGATCACTTGGCTGATCCTCTTGATGTCACTCTTTCCGGAGGCCAATCTTCGCGGACGCCTCTCGAGAGCAGTATCATCGCCTGCTACTCACGCAAGTTCCAGAGACGCGACGGTTGATAAGAGTACCGAAGCGGACTGA